CGGTTATCGACGTGTATGGCGAGATCATCGCCAGAGAGCCAGACCGCTTCGATCCGTTGGCCCGCGTGCTACGGGATATGCAATGACTCTTCGCCGTGCTCTGGATTACACCGCAAAGGAGATATGACATGGGAAAAGGTGACGCATTTTGGACGGCACAGCGGAAAAGGTCTGCGCTGAAAACTGCTGAAGCGAGCGGCGTGGTGGCCGACAGCATGGAGGTGCGGATGGCGCTGATTGAGCGAATGAACAAAGGCGAACTCACGCTGGCCGAAGTACAGGCGGAATTGGCCCGCATCAAGCGAGGTGCAAAGGCTGCTGGTATGACAACCCGCAATCGCGCGTTCAGTGATGGCTAACAAAGAACTGGCAGAGCGGTTGGTGGGTGGGGTCGCTACCCTCCCGGCAGAGAAGAGTTCGGGCTGCCACCACCAACCGCAGAGCCTTCGCCGTCTACAGAACAGGAGCCCCGCATGAGCTTACCCTCCAACTGGCGCGACCTCTGCGCCACCAATTCCATCTCAAAGGAAGACTACCGCCTCGTCATCGAGCACCTTCGCGCCGGCCGCAAAGCCGCTGCGGAACTTTCCGCAATCAAGAAGGCCCAATCCGGTAAGCGCAAGCGCAAGAAAACCCCTGAGGAGCCTGCAAGTGAGTAGCCAAAAGCCCCCATTTCCACAGGTTATCGACTCATCCCTCGTCTCGACCTTTCGCTCATGTGAGTGGAAGTCGTGGCTGGAGTACTTCCTCCACTGGAAGCCCCGCTCCCCCAACATTCATCTCCACGCCGGCAAGTGCTACGCTGCGGGGCTCGAAGCCGCGCGCATCGCCTTCTTCGTCCAGGGGCACTCCCCGGAGCGAGCGCAGGAGCTGGGGCTGGAGGGTCTACGTGGGGAGTGGGGAGACTTCGAGGCCCCCGCCGACTCCGCCAAATCCCTCGATCGAATGCTCGGCGCCCTCAAGTTCTACTTTGAGCGATACCCCCTGCCGAGTGACCTCGCCCGTCCCATCAAGCTCGGCGACAAGCACGCGATCGAGTTCAACTTTGCCGAGCCGCTGAGCGTAGCCCACCCCGAAACTGGCGAGCCCATCATCCTCGCCGGCCGCGCCGACCAGATCGTCAGCTTCGCGGGCGGCACCTACATCGAGGACGACAAGACCACCAGCTCGCTTGGGGCTTCGTGGAGTCGTCAGTGGGATCTCCGCAGTCAGTTCACCCACTACACGTGGGCCGCGCAGAAAATCGGCATCCGCGTCGATGGGGTGCTGGTACGGGGCGTGAGCATCCTCAAGACGAAGTACGACACGCAGGAGACAGTGACCTACCGCCCTCCGTGGATGATCGAGCGGGGGATCGCCCAGCTCGAACGAGACATCCTGCGAATGATCGAAGCGTGGCGCTCCGGCACGTGGAACATGAACCTCGATCACTCCTGCTCGGAGTATGGAGGCTGCACGTTCCGGCAGATATGTTTGGTGCAGGATGGGGAACCTTTCTTGCAAACCTCGTTCCAACGTAGACGGTGGGATCCGATCCATCGGATAGAAACCGTTCTCATCTAGCCCATGAACCAGCACTCCAGCCCCCGCCGCACGCTCCTCGACATCCTCGACCTCGCGCTCTTCCACCTTCGCATGGGAGATTGGCTGGAGGCACAGATGGGACTCTTCCAGTTCCGCGCACGCTACAATGACGTGCCGGAGAGTACCCGCAGGCGATGGAGGTGTGGGAAGTGAGAGCCGATGCGCAGTGGGGCCACATCTACGTGCGCTACCGCGATGAGGACTTCGGGCGCATCCCTCTGCCGGGGCTCTGGGTAGAATCCCTGAACGGAGAGCGCCGGGAGTTCAAGAACCTTGACGCCGCCTTCCGCCACATCCGTAAGCTGCACGACCAACGACTGAAAGGAACCTCGTAATGGCAACTGCTGCAACTGTGAGTGCAGTCCCCACGATCGCACCCGTCTCCCCGCTCTCCGGCGTCAACATCCTCATCGAAGGCCCCACTGGCACCGGGAAGACCACCTCCCTAGCAACCCTCGCCGCCGCGGGTCTCGAAGTCTTCGCCCTCTTCACCGAATCCGGGCTAGAATCCCTGCTCGGCGCCTGGAAAGACCGCGGCAAGGAGATCCCCCCCAATGTCCACTGGCACGTCCTCAAGAAGTCCCCTGCGAACTTCGGCGTCATGGCAGACTCGGCAGAGAAGGTTAACACGCTCGCGCTCGAAGCTCTTGCGAAGATGTCAGACCCCGACCGTTCCAAGCATAACCAGTTTGTCGACCTCCTCCGAGCACTCAATGACTTTGAGGATCACCGTACCGGAGCGCGCTTTGGCCCTGTCGATTCTTGGGGCACTGGGCGTGTTCTCGCACTCGACTCACTCACCGGAATCAACCCCATTGCACTGAGCCTCGTCGTCGGAGCGAAGCCTGTGAAGTCGCAAAGCGACTGGGGCATCGCACAGGATCTCATCGAGAAGTTGCTGCGCAAACTATGCGATGGGTGTAGGTGCCACTTCGTCCTCACGGCCCACATCGAGCGGGAAGTGGATCAGGTCTTCGGAGGCGTCAAGCTCACGGTGAGTACGCTGGGGAAGGCCCTCGCTCCGAAGATCCCTCCCATGTTCTCGGACGTGGTGTTGAGCTATCGGGAGGGGGCGAAGTTCCTGTGGTCAACGGACAACTCGCAGGCGGATTTGAAGGCTCGGAACCTCCCCATCAAGTCGGGGCTGGAGCAGAATTTCGTGCAGATCGTCGAGCGGTGGAAGAGCCGCGGAGGGGTGATGGAATGACCGCCAACGAAGTCCTCGAACGTCTCACCCCCGAGCAACGCTACGACATCGCCGCGATCTGCGTCGAGACGATGGACGTGGAAGCCGTGTGGAACCTCGTTCGCTGCGGCCTCGCCGAAGACGAGCTGCTGGAACTTGGTCTACGAATCAAACAAGGAGTATCGGCATGACGATCTACGAGAAGCGCGTCAGCGACGCCCGCTGCTACACCACCACCACGTACTACCTCTTCGGTCGCAAAGTGCGCCAAGTGAAGGTGTACAAGGGTGGAAAAGCCCCTCGCGCACCGAAGCCCCCGCCCGCGGAGTAAGATTCTCATTCGGCCGCGGGTCAGCTAGGCTCCCCCGCAGCCGTCTTACCCACCAAGCCTGCAAGCAACCGTACCTCAACCAAGTAAAGGAGTACCTGCATGAGTTTCGATCCGCAAGCCTTCCTCGACGCAACGATGTCGGAGCCGCTCACCAAGCGTCCCCCGATCAACCCCGGCGCCTACTCCGCCCTCATCGGCGAGCCCAAGACTCGGGCATGGACCTCCCGCGACGGCTCGAAGTCGGGCATCGCGCTCGACGTGCCGCTGGAGATCACCCTCGACCCCAACGAAGCGACCCGAGTGGGGCAGCCCACGGTCATCGTCTCGGATTCCGTCATGCTGGATCTGACGGAGGCCGGCGGCCTGGACATTTCGCCCGGGAAGAACCGCAAGCTGCGCAACTACCGCGAGGCGCTCAACCTCAACAACCCGGGGGACAAGTTCTCCTTCCGCATGCTGCAAGGCCGCCCCATCCGGGTCGCCGTGAAGCATGATGTAGTGGAGGGGGAGGTGTACGAGCGCGTCGGGTCGGTGGCGAAGCCCGCGTAACAATCGCCGTGAGGACCAGCTAGGCATCTCCTGTAACCCGGCCGGGCGGGGTCTGGTCCACCCGGGCTTTTTACCTCCACCCTGAAAAAGAGAGGGCAGCTTGAAAGTTTCTGAACTCATTTCCTATCTCCAGACCGTCCTCACCGAAGCTGGAGACATCCCCATAGTAGTGCAGCCCCGCCAAGCCCACGCCCACCTCCTCGCCTTCCCCGAGGTTATTGACCGCGCGAAGTACTGGACGGAGAGGAGCCTTGAGAGACAGAAGGCGGTCGTCATTCGGTGACGATCGAGATACACGGAGAAGGCCAATCGCCAGCTCGCGTGATGGTGGTGGGAGAAGCTCCGGGTGCTGACGAGGAACGCCTCGGCCGCCCCTTCGTAGGCGCCGCTGGCCAGTGCCTCGACAAGATGCTCTCGGAAGCTGGCCTGCACCGCTCGACGTGCTTCGTCACGAACGTCAGCCGCCAGCGCCCTCCGAACAACAAGATCGAGGTATGGATGGCGAGGAAGCCCGTGGAGGGCTTCGTCCCCATGCGGGATCGCTACGTCCACCCGGCTATCGCCGAAGGCTTTCAGCATCTCCTGCGGGAGGTCGCTGCGGTGAAACCCAACCTCATCGTCGCCCTCGGCAACGTCTCCATGTGGGCGCTCACGGGGAAGTGGGGCATCACGGATCAGCGGGGGAGCGAGCTGATGGTGGACTGGATGGGCGAGCCTACGAAGGTCATCCCCACCTACCACCCTGCGGCTGTGCTGCGGCAGTGGTCATGGCGCTCCGCTGCGGTCGCCGACCTCAGGCGCGCGTATCGCGAGAGCGGCTCCCGCACCTACGACCCTCCGCGGTGGAACTTCGACATTCGCCCCTCATTCGAACGCGTGATGGAGCGCCTCAACTGGTTGCTTATGCTCGCCGAAGGCGGGCCACTTCCACTGTCCTTCGATCTCGAAACGAGGTCAGGCCACATCGCCTGCGCCGGCATCGCTTGGTCGCAGACGGATGCTGTTTGCATACCGCTAATGGCTTCCGGCTCTCCTTCCGGCTACTGGCCTGCGGAGCAGGAACTTGAAGTGACGTGGGCGCTGCGCCGCTTGCTCACGCACGAGAACGCCCGCGCCGTCGGCCAGAACCTCCTCTACGACGCCCAGTACACCCTGCGCCACTGGGGCTTTGCCCCCCGCGTCACGCAGGACACTATGATTACCCACCACTCCGCCTTCTGCGAACTCCCGAAGGCTCTCGACTTCCAAGCCTCTCTCTACTGCCGCTCGTACCGCTTCTGGAAGCACGACGCGAAGGAGTGGGCGCGGGCTATGGAGGAGGACATCTTGTGGCGCTACAACTGCGAGGACTGTGTGCGCACGTGGGAGGTCGCAGAGGCTACGACGAGCGCCGTAAAGCGCCTCGGCCTCGAAGAGGTGGATGCATTCCAGCAGTCAATGTTCTGGCCCGTCCTCCGGGCCATGCAACGTGGCGTCCGTATAGACACCGAGATGCGCGATCGACTCTCGAAGGAGCTGAAAGAGGGAATGAAGGAACGCGAGAAGTGGGTTACGGAGGTGCTGGGCCACAAGCTCAACCCCCGTTCCCCCAAACAGATGCAGGCGCTCTTCTACGGCGACTTCGCGCAGAAGCCGATCTT